TGATGTACCGGAATTTTTTGGATAACAAATTTCACATCTAGGTATTATACCACTATATATCCAATGATCAAATTCATTTCCACATTTTACACATTTAAATTTATATAGTTTATCATAACCGCCGCCTTTATATTCATCTTCTGTAAATAATGGAAGTATATCATTTTTATATTCTGTCAATATTCTTTTATATGTGTGTTTATGTCTAGATAATATTACTTTTTCAATTATAGTATCAATATGCATTACTATATCATTACCATATTTATCCAGTAATGTTTGTCGTATTTTATTTTTTACGATATCTAAATTGAATACATTATCAACGCCGTATTTATCAAAAACCGATTTCTTAATTATATTCTTTATTTCTTCACTTTTTGTAGACCAGTCCACACCATATCTACTTTTACAAGTAGATATAAATTTGTTTTTAATATCTATATTTTGTAATGGTCTTTCTACACCATACTTTTGCAAATTGGTATTTTTTATTTTCTTCTGTATGTCAATATTTTTAGTAACAACATCGACACCATATTTTTCTATATTAGTTTGTTTTATTCTTTCTCTAATATCAGGATTTTTTAATACATTGGATACACCATATTTACTCAAACAAGTTTGTTCATATTTATCTTTATACTCCGTAGTCTGAAAATACCATTCAACACCATATTTATCAAATGTATTAGATTTTAATGTGTTCAATCTTTTATCATTTCTTTCTTTGGATTTAGAATATTCAAGAACACACTTATCAGAGCATAATTTTAATTTTTTAGAACTTTTGAGAACATAAAATTTTTTATGACAATTTATACAAATACGTTCCACAGTGTTCTTCTTTTTTTGAAATTCATTCGCACATTTTAAGTCACAAAAACGTTTTTTGGATGTTTTTTCAATAATATTGCCGCAATTTTCACAATTCTTATCTGGCATATTATTATATTTTTGTTCACATTCAATAGAACAAAAATTAGATGTCGAATTTTCAGAAATTCGTTTTTTACAAAAAAAACATCTTTTATATGGCATATGTATATTCCGTGTTGTTATGTATATAAATATACAAATAAAAATGTAAAGTGTATTTTTAAAACAAAAAAGGGAGAATAAAATCTCCCTTTTTTATTACTATTTATCGAATCGTCATATTAAGCACCAAAAGTTGCGCCTGTTCTTGTTATATTGAAATCAATGATAATCATTTCAGCAGTTTTTGCGGGTTGTAAATAGATTTCGCCTTTCATTTGATTTCTATCTATAACATCAGGAGTATTATTTGTTTCATCCATTACTACTTTGAATGTGTATAATCCTTGTCTTTGTTGAATGTTTTCAAGATATGGATTTACAATGTTCAGAAAACGAAGTCTTGTAGCATTTGTGTTTTGTTCAAATACCAAGTATTTCGTTGTTGAAGCAATGTATTTCTTAATCTTAATTAACAATCTACGAACATTTATTCTATCAAGAGCAGATGATTTAGCTTGAAGTGTTTTTTGTCCCCAAGCAACAACGCCTTGACCAACAAATGCAGCAATAGGATTAATTCTGTTTTCATATAAATCGTCTCTTTCAGCTTGTGTTAATCGTGAATATACTTGTAAAGCACTTGAAATACCACCACGATTAAGACCAGCAGGAGCAAACCATTCTGCTGCCACTCTATCGTTGAAAGCTATTACACCTGCCATAACAACAGAAGGTGGAACCCACATATATTTGTTATTATTTGAATCAAACACTTTAACCCAAGGATAATATGTTGCCGAGTAATTACTATCAATTGAAGAAACAACTGATTTAGCTACACTAATTGGTGATGTTAAAGCTGTCACGTCGAATAAAAAGAATGTATCTTGACGATCTTCACACATTGTATTAGCATATGTTAATACTGAACCGTGAAGTTCCATATTCAAACCAGGAATTACTAACATATTAATGTCAAATTCATCAGGATTAGATACTGCATCAATTGCTTTTCTAAACATCAATGTTCCTGTTGATGTTGGAGAAGAACAGTCAAATCCCATTACATTAGTAGCAGTAATATCGTCACCCATTTTGCGTGTTATTGTTGGATCAATACCGTCAAAACCACCTACAAATGGAACAGAAAATTTTCTACTCTTTAAAGGAACTTGTGTTATTGATAGACCAGGTATAAATGGTACTTCGTTTCCAGCACCATCATTATGTTTACAATTTTCAAGTGAGAAAGCCGGAGATGCATCTATTGTTCCCACTGTTACCATTGTTATAGGTTTTAATATTACAGACATGTTACCTTCATTTGTAAAGTCAAATCCTAAATAAGAACGATAGTTCCAATCGCCTGTGTTTGTCTTTTGAGTTGTTATAGTTACCAAATCAGGGAAATTCATTACATTATTAACAGCGTAATCAATTGCAGCATATCCGAAAGGAAGAGCGGCAGCAGGAATATCACCATCAGCCATTTGTACTCTAACATATTTTGAATTATTTGGGAAATCACCGTGAATTACTAATTTGCTACCTTCATCTGTTGTTACAAATTCTACCCACTGATCACCAATCTTTCTTGCAATATAATTTGGTGATGTTGGGTCTAATGTACAACCTGTGAATGTTTCTAATACATTTGGGCGAGCATCCGTGTCATCAATTGCTCTAACTAATACTGTGAATGTTCCGTATTTTACCGAATTAGGTAATTCTGATGGATCTTTTACATCTTCAATAGAAATCTTAACATCGCCAGCGCCGTGATTGAATGTTTCAAAATAAAATAAACTCAATTGTTCGCCATTAATTGTTTGAGATTTTATATAAGGTGTAGATGATAATTGATATTGGTCAGGATCTGTTGGAGATGCTTTGAATACATCAATACCGTCATTAACAACTGCCACACTCATAGATGTAAAAGCAGCATTTACACCAAGAGATGAAGATGCATACCATTTTGTATAAAAATCACTTATCTTTGATTCAAATTCATTATACACATAGAAAAATTGACTTCCACCAGGAGTCTTACCGAATACATTTGTAATATAGTTTGGACTTGATGGATTGTATGATAATGAATAAGAATAACTACCGCTAGATAATGTAAAATCCATTGACATTGTCGCGAATGTTATTTTCCAATCATCTGTTACATTATTAACACTTGTTACAGGAGCTAATGCAATAAGAGCTGTTAAATCATATCCTGAAATAGCTGATCCTGTTGATGATAACGCGGATAATTTCGCATTTAATGTTAAAACGTCAGATTTGTATCCTTCTGCACCAGCTACCCTTACAATCGTAGCACGACCAGAATTTGCTAAATAATTTTTCACTGTGTAAGGTACATAGCTTTTTCCGTCAGCATCACCGAATTTGTTTACGAAGTCATTGTAGTCAGTTACGAGTGTTGGAATGAAAGCAGGACCCTTTGGTGTCGGACCGATAATAGCGGCGCCGATTTCAGAAATTCCTTGTGGTAAAAACGAAAGGTCATTTTCTCTCGTGAACACACCAGGACTAACAATTTTTTCTGCCATATTTTTTCTCCTGTTACGTTATTATTGTTTTAAAAAATTTTATTGTTTTACTTGTTCAGCAGGTCTGTCAGTTGGTACAGTCGGACTGAAAATTCCTGTTACTGGATCAACAACACCATTTCCATACTTATCACTTAGTCTTTTAGCAAACTCTCTTTGAATTTCCATATTTTTAAGATACTCCAACTCAGTTTCTTTTCTCGATAAATCCAAATTGATTCTGTTAATTTCTAATTGACCCAATTTTATTAGTATATCATTGATGTTTTGCTGGATATTTCTTAATTCAACTAATTCATCATCTGTAAACTTAATCTCAGCCATTGGAACCTCCTATTTTATTAATTTAATTTAATATAAATATAATTAAAAAACTCAAAAACACATTTTTGTATGATATATTTTATTTTTTTTAAATTTCTCTATACTTATTCTGATTTTTATTGACCGCCATACTTCAGATAGGCGTTTTGTAGTTTAACATCATATCTATTCTCCGCATATTTTGGTCCATTATATCTTCTAGCAAACTCTGCCCAATTAAGGTTCCTAAGAGGAATATCAAGCCCTTGTGATAATATGTATTTTACAAAACACATCAAATGTATACCTTCTGATATATATTGGTCATCAACGTATGAAAATACATCAGTATATCCACAATACTTATGGTTAAATCCGCATATTTGGAATTTTCCCCAAGATGTTGATTTTAATGCGGCTTCTTCATTTAATTGAACAGCAGCATTTAATCTTTCATATTCACGTTCTCCGCCAAAATATAAAGCTCTATTCCATTTGTATGAACTAAGATTGGGATGACTTTGATTGAATTTATAGTTTGTATATCTTCCAAAAATATGCGCTTCAAATAATATTATTGGTCTTCCAGACGGATAAAATCCCTGACCTTTACTTTCCACTTCTGCGACCGCTTTAACGGCAGCAATACTCACATTCATTGCTTGAGCTGCCTCTTGAAAGTCAGGTTCTTCCAAAAATTTGCTTATTCCGGCAGGCATAAAACCTCTCCTATTTTATTGATTTTATATCAGAAACAACCTCTGTTTTAAATATAACCTTTCGTGGAGATATGGCTATTTCAGTAGTTGAACGGTAATCAAATTCTTCCGGTAAAATATATCCATATAATGTCATCGTGAGATTAGCACGTACACTTCGTTCCATATCTGATACCAATTCCACTTCATTTGAAACATCAGATATTTCAGTTCTAAATTTAAATTTATTTGGGTCTCCCCAATATGTTCCTTCTGCAAATACTAATTTCTCTACAACTTTATTTATCTGTTCAATATAGTTTGTCCATATCATACCTTCATATGTTATAACAACAAAATTTGGTATTGCTGTGAAAGCGTATTTGTCAGTATCTTTTTTATCTTTCTTATTTAATAAATTAAAGTTATTATATCTATTTTTTGGATCGTATTTTCTCTTTGTTATAAAATGCAATTGGTCTCTCAACCTTGGAAAATATAAATTCTCATTTCTTGTTAAAGATGTTCGTCTATACATAATCAAAGGCAAAACAAGTTTTGATTTTTCGTCTCGAAACATACCATCAGATTCCAACGATTTCCATCTTTCAGGAGAACCATAAATTACAGGAATCGGTAATGTTTCACCGGCCTGTTCTACTGTTGGATGTATTACTTCTTTAAAGAAATATCCTAAAGATTCGTCTATATCATATAAACTAACAGTGAAACTTTTTTCATTTTCTATTAGAGGTAATTCTTCATATGGTGTAGTTGATTGAGAAGTTGGAATAGACAAATCAGCACGAGTTTCTTGTACACGTTGTTGAAGTTGTTTTCGTAAAGCCTCTACTGATATTAAATTTTCTCCCATAACAGGTCTTTCTTTAAATGTTGTTGCCATTTATTATTCTCCTAAACTTTTAATATTTATTACTGACACATTGACCATGTGAGCCGAAGCAACTATTGAGTGTGGAAGAACCGATCTGCCAGCAATCAATTGATTATCTACAATGGCACCAATTTCATAATAAGCGTTATTCCATTTTAAGAAATCTCCTCTTTCAGGATAAAAATCTTTTTCTTTCATAGATTCACGGTGAAAAGCAATTTTAATATTTTGATATAAACTAGATAATCCAGCATCCGTTTCAACCGTTGCCTCCTCATCGTGTTTTATTAATGCGTTACATTCAATACCAGGTAAAAATATTTTATTCGAAGATTCTCCATATAAATTACTTTCTGTGTTTTCTTTATCAACAGGATAAATTATCACTGAAGTTTCAATAACTTGGTCAACAAGTTCTCGATTAATTCCGTTTATATAAATCATATCTCGTGGTGTTACAAATAATGACATAGTATTATCCTATATAAATTTTCATTGGAATTGTTTTTAATACACCTTGTACATTTTCAGAATTTTCTTTTTGTATTTGTAATTGCATTTGAGTCGCAGTTCTCTCCAAATCTTCTCTCAATTGAGTAATTAAATCAGCCTTTTCTTGTTGCGCCTCAGATTTCAATTCTGGTCCATTCATCACTACTTCCGAATCTGGAATTGGAATAGTAGAATATTTAGAACGAATTTCTCCTAACATTTCTTTAGAGCAAGCAAGTGTATATTTCATTATCCAACGTCTACCAGGATCGTTTATTTTAGAATAAGGAATAACTGTGAATGGAGCATCAGCAATATTAGTTACATCGTATGTGCTTCCAGATGCTTGCTGGTTTCCTGCCAAACTACCGGATGTATATCCAATTATGGTACCTGTTTCATCATATATCGGCATAGGTTCGACAGGAGTTGGACCAACACTATATCTATCATTCTTTACAATATAGTCAAACCATATTTTTGTATCTGTAAATGGCAATGGAAAAATTGTTAATACATTATTTTTTAACTCAAAGGAATATCCGGAACGTCTCATTTGGAAATTAAATTCTACTGCTTGCATCCTTAAAATATCTTCATACACAGGCATAAGAGTATAACTTAATCCTGTTGCTGTCATACCACCAGCTGCCATACCTTCCCATCCAAATTCACTCAATGTGCCTAATGTTGGACTTACACCACCAGCAGAACCCAAAACGCCAGGAGCATTATATACGCCTGATACACCATAAGAGAATGCCACAGGTTCAGTATGATATATTCTTCGTATTTCCAATCTATTTCCACTCTCAGAAACATCTCCCCACAACTCATTTAAATCATATGTTTGTTGACCACTTTTTATATTAATATATCCTTTCTTAATAGTTATATCACCACCTACACCAACTTCTTGACCATATTTATCTGATATATCTATAACTCTATTTAAATTTGGTACAATTGTTTTTGTATTGACATTGGTTTTATATGTCTCTGTTACAGGAGTTCCTAACATACTGAACAAATTCTCACGAATTGTAAATTGATGTACTTGCGCACTATATTCAGCTATTGCTTCTTCAAATGCGGAATAAAATGCTCTATCATCCATTTCAACATCCATTGTAGGATATCCAAGACGCCTTGCACACCAATCAGCCACTTTAGGAGCTGATGCTATGAATTCACTATCAGTATCAAAATAACCCATCGGAGTTAAACCGACGGGACTTGAACCTGAGCCGGACCATAAAATAGGCTGTGCCATTTAATTCTCCTTATACTGACATGTTAATTTTTGCTTTGATTTTTCCTAATATCATTTCCACTTTTTTCAATTGTTTTAAATCTTGTTTGACGGCTTCTAACTTATTTGCCGTTTCATGGAAAAATCTAATAGCAAAAGCAACTTTTTTAAGATCATTTCTATCTAACTTATCTTTTAATTCTTCCATATTAAAGTGTTCATTGATATAGACTTCCATTGGCATTAAAATATCATCTTCGATATTATCAAACATTTTATCAATACTTGTTTCTATTGAACCAAACACTTTATTATCATCAGCATTTGTATCAAACTCAAGCAATGTTTCAGCAATCATTTCTTTTATGATTTTTTGAAGTTCGGCTTTTTTCATTTAATATCTCCCAAAATAGTTGTTAAATTCATCAAATGTTTTTTCTTTAACCACAACAGGAGCCAACTAATTACAATATTTAAATACTTCTTCCACATTTTTTAGTAATTCCGATGAGTCCAAGGATTCTTTTATTAAAGCGGTTAATTTAATCAGTTATAGTCTCCAATAGTATAACAATAAATATAAATTTTTAAAATAAAAAAACCGCTTTTCAGCGGTTTCTTCTTCAGGAAATGAATTTATTTATCAATTCCTCTAAATCATCATCATTTATTGAGTGAATTTCACCATCCGTAGCAGAACTCGTTATTTTTCGTTTTCGGTCTATCAATTCTAACACATATTCATCTATCGTATCTACTCCATAAAAATAATGACAATTTACAAAGTTCTTCTGACCTATTCTATGACATCTATCTTCCGCCTGATCGTGTACCGCTGATGTCCACCCAAACTCGATAAACGCTACATTTGAAGCGGCAGTCAATGTATGACCAACTCCAGCAGCATCAATAGCACCTATAAACAACTTAATCTTCGAATCAGTTTGAAACTTATCAACAGCATCTTGTTTGTGTTTATTACTACTACCACCAACTATATGTACACTAATATCTTTATATTCTTCTATCAATTCCTGATATATTTCTTTATGCGTAGCAAATATAACAAGTTTCTCACCACTTTGAATAAAATTATCAACAAATTCTTTGAATTTTGCTAATTTACCTCTTGCACACAATTGTTTCAAATATTCTATTTTTACAAGTGTTTCAGCTTTTTTAGCTCCCAACAACTTTTTATTTATTCTTCGTGTTATTATAGATTTTTTTTGAGAATCCGCTAATTGTTTTAATTTATTATCACTCAGAACTTCTCCAGATATCTTCGGTTTTAATGTCAATGATAACCATTTAATCAAATCTTCTTTAGCTTCATCATAATCTTGACGATTATCAATTTTAAGAGGAATCATACTTCTTTGCTTTTCCGGCAATTCTGATAATACATCGGATTTTCTTCTTCTAATAAAACAAGTTTCTACTAATTTATCATGTAATTCCCTAAGATTAGAAAATCCAGATAAATCCCATCCGAAACGACCTTCCTTCGCATCGCAATATTTTTTAGCATATGTCCAGAAACCGCCCATTGATTCCAACCTATCTAATATAACCAATTGTGGTATTAATTCAGATGGTCTATTAATCATTGGTGTTCCTGATAAAGCAAATCTGTATCGTATCTCTTTTGCCAACTCTCGAACTGCTATTGTTCTGGAACTTTTTCTATTTCTGCAATAATGGGACTCATCAATAATAATAGATTTAAATTTCTTTAATTTTAAGAAATCTTTATGAAACACAGATTGAAAATTATCTTCTTTTTCTTCAGGGTCATTAGATTCTCGTTCATCTGAATAATCATCATCATCATCGTTAACATCTTTTTTCTTATTTTTATCGCGAGCTAAAATATCATAATTTATAATAACAAAATCTCCGGAATAATCTGGCTCGATATAGTCTATAATATTTCCATTATCATCTTTAACGTCTTTTATCAAACCTTCTATAACATTTGGTCTTCTGTCTGTCCACATCTTAACTTCTTTTTCCCAATTAAGTTTCAATGATGCTGGTGTAATAACAAGGCATGGATAGGCATTTAATTTTTCAACAGCAGCTATGGCTTGACATGTATTATGCGTCAGAATACAATCATCCGTCACATACAATTGATTGTCTGCAGATGTTGAAATGCAACGAGTTTCTTCTTTTCCTATATATTTAACAGATTTAAATGCTCTATAAGGACCATTAATATCAGCATTACATCTATTCAATTTTCTTTTCAATCTGAACGGTGTTATTTCTGCGGGCAATTTTATTCTTAATGTATATGAAACTAATCCTTTCTTATTTACATCGTTATGCCAAAATGTTGGCGTTTTAAATAATTCCTTTGCCGTACCACCTAAAGACTGAACTAAAAATTTTACATCTTCCTTTAATTGATATGATGATGTATAATATTCTATAGTACTTCCATCCTCTGTTATTAATCCATGTGTATCAAGTAGTCCTTGCAACAAAGATTCTCGGAATGAAATTGAATTATACATATAATCGTGTGGAATGAATTTACATTCCGATTTATGTCCAAATAATTTCAATTTATTTAAACTTTGTTTTAATTTATTTTTTTGTCTTCCGGGTTTCTTATTTTTTATAATATAATTTTGTTTATCTTTCTGTTTAATGTATAAACTATCATCTATTGTCTTTTTAAGATTCTCTATTATTTCATCATCATTTGATGATATTGTTACACATTTTGTTATATCTCCATCTCCTAAAATGACTCCCATCAAATAAGGATCTATTTCAACATCAATATGATTAAAATGTATAGGTTTTATCATGGGAATAAACCACTTATTATTACCATCTTCTGTGTATAAATCATCTTTAAATTCTTTTAATTCTTTAGTAACAAATCCAAAATTTTTAGACCTGTTATATATGGGTTGTATATTCCATAAATGTTCATCACATGTAATAGTCTTAGACCCGTCATTAAAAATAACCTCATATACATCTCTAATACCCCTATCAAATACTCCAGTAACAATAGATTCTAATCCATTCGAATTTATTATAGTATCTCCAACAGATATGTCTCCCATTTTTTTCCAACCTGTTGGTGTTAATATTTTGGAATCTAAAGTTTGAGCTTTTCCTAAGCCCATTTCATCTGCAATAAAACATCGTTCAAAACGAATGGCCTTTGCAACTCCAATCTTTTGGAAATCTCGAAGTGTAAGTTTTAAGGATGGTATACTGATGTTTTCATCTATAGGTTTTTTAAGTTTTTCTATGTATGATTGTACTTCTGCGTGTAGAACAAAACCAAATTCATCCGCAAAACGTATAACAGGACCTACCGTTGTGTGGTCGGCCCTAACATACCACGCTTTTGTTTCTTTGTCGAATTTTCGTTGAGGAATCTTTTTAATTGCATCTACTATGTGAGGTCGATATTCGAACATAACCACAAAAAAAACATTATTTTTATCATCTGAAGTTAAATATATTTCTCTCATAAATCCTAAATAATAATTAATAATTCTATATTAAATTATAAATATAAAAAATCTAACAATTACCTCAAATTATTTTTATACAAATGAGCTTTTATTTCGTTTCTAATGAAATTTCTTAATATTTCCATCTGTCTATTGGCATTTATTACTCTATCAAATTGCTTTTTTATATTCTCTCTACCACTAATAAATTCCGCGTATTGTCTATAAATAACTTCAGGAGGAACATTTGCTCTATCTTTTCCAGATATAATATCTTTATTTACTCGACTCTTTGCTATTTCCGGCTCAGTTTCAAATACTATGGCTATCTTTTCAACATCATCGAAATTTTTCAAAAAATCTGAACGATAGCCACTATGAGTATTTGTTGCATCCAAAACGGATTTGCCATATTTCTTTAAATTATTCTTTGTTCTTTCAACAGCTACTTGCCAAGCTTTCACATTTATCGACTGATTACTAACATCACCCGTCAATTCTTTTCTAATATCATCAACATTAACAATATATTTTTTATCAAAATGTTTATTAAGATATGTAGATTTTCCACTTCCACTTGTGCCTATTGTTACATAGAGTTTATTCATTTATTTTTTTCCTTAAATTTATCACCATTGTCCGTATGATATACCAATGGCAATTCATCAATATGATTCAATACCCAATCATATGGGTCTCCAGTTTTTGCTTTAAGTATTCCATAAGGAATTTTTGGTCCGAAAAAATCAAATATCTTCGTCATTAAATCATCGGGAAGGTCTGCAATATCCATCTTATTGTGTTTTACCATTGATATCATTTCTTCTTCTTTTGGAGTAAATTCTATTTTATTAAATGTTTCTTCTTTCATATGTTTACTTCTTTCAATAGCACGCAATTGATTTAATGCTTTTTGATATGTATTATGTGTACCTAATCTTTTACCACCTTTTTTTGGATACACAACATACTTATTTCCAACTTTCTTTATTGTTTCTGATAATAAAGAATTTAATTCCTCTCGTATTATTTTAATTATATCTGACTTTTTCATAAAGCGTCTCCATTCTGTTTTAATTTTTCAGCCAATTCTTTAAATTGTTCTGAACTTAATATTTTTTGACCTTTACCAGGATTATCAGCAAAAGGAATGGTATCTAAGTAATATTTATTTGTTTGAGGAAGCATTGCCACATATTCTTTAGGATCTGCGTCTCGTCTTAATCGTAACCAAGCCACAGGTATTCTACCTTTACCCGGAATTTGTTTTCTAATAGGATAAAAATAAGGCATAGCTGCTTTAAATTTCTTTTCTTCTTCAAATTTCTTTTCTGCCATATCAATTTGTTTCGGAGTCATATCGGCTCCAACATATTTGTATATTGCAGCACTTCTAAAAGGAACTTCAGGAACAACCTTCTCAAAATCATTATTTTTATTACTAAAATATCTTATCAAACGAGCGTAATTGTTTCTAACATCGTCATTTGTTAAACCAAGAGCATCCGCAATATCTGATATTGATATATATCCGCCCAACTTTTTAGCCAGATTTATGACGAATTGTCTCTGAGTTCCTTCGCCGTGAATGTTATCTTCTTTTATTTTAGAAGTCATATCTTGTAAAACTTCTTTAATTAAACTTATTAATTCAGATTTTTTCATTCGTTCTCTCCTTATTTAATTGTTCATACATTTGTTTTAATAAAGATTCTATTTCCTGGTCACTCATTGATAATATTTTATCAGGGTCTTCTAAAAAATAATCTTCAAAAATAGATAACATTTTACCCACATCTTTACCAGGTTTCATATTAAATAATCTCATAATCATATTACCATCAACAGGCATTTTAGTTTTAGCAGTAAATTTACCAAGATTTTTTATTCTATCTCTAATAATATCAATTTGTTTTTCAAGATTGTGTGTCCATCCTATTGGTCCGTGAGATTTATTATCAGCATCAATAACATCTAAAGTATCTTCCAAATTATCTCCCAAATCTTTAACCAATTTTCTAAATACCTTATCACGTATTTTAGAAACATCGTTGCCCATATCTTTAGTTCTCATATGTTGACCCACTATAACAGCAACTTTATCTTGTAATGCGACAGGATATTTCAATCGTTTCAAAATATCCCTTGACATCGTAGCAGACACTTCTTCGTGATTATAGAAATGAACGCCTTTTTCATCATCAGTTCTTGTTTTTACTTTACCGATGTCATGAAGTAATGCGCCCAATCGTGTTTCCAATTTAGCAGGCGTTTTTTTCAATACTTCTAATGTATGATTCAAAGCATCCCAAGCGTGATAACGATTTTGTGTCATACCTCTCAATCCATATAATTCAGGAATAACATATTTCATAAGACCAGTTTCAATCATTATTCTAATACCTTCATCAGGAGTATTACTTAATAATATTTTATTCAATTCTTCTTGTTTTCTTTCTGCCGAAATAAATTCAAGCATTTTAGCATTCTTTCTTAATGATTCTATCATATCTTTCGACAATTCCCAACCGTATCGTGTAGAAAATCGTATAACTCTTAACATTCGTAACGGATCTTCTTTAAATATAATATCAGAATCTATCGGAGTTCTAATAACTCTATTCTTAATATCATCAATACCTTTGCCTGTGAGGTCTAGTATTTTATGATTGGATATGTCATATATCAATGAGTTTATTGTTAAATCTCGGCGTTCGACATCTTGTTCAATAGTTCCAAAATCAACTTCTGGTTTTCTATCACCATCAGTATATTTTTCTTTTCTTGTCATGACACACTCGATATCCAAACCAGATAAATCAACTCCATTATATTTAACTCCTCTCAAATTAAACTTCGCAGTTCCAAATCTTTTAAAAACCACAGGATTTATATCTTTTTTAAATACTCCGGATTTTTTTGTAATGAAATTTGCAAGTTTTATTCCGCCTTCAGGAAGAGCAACTGTTATATCAATATCTTTTGATTTTTTACCCATTACCATATCACGTACATATCCTCCAGCCACATAGGTTTTTCCAGCAAATTCAGTATTTTTTATCAACTCTCCAATGTAATCAATCGCATTTTCTTCTTTAGTTTTTGATTCTAACAATATATCTTTTAATTTTATCATATTTTTAGATTTCCGAATAAATATTTCCTAAAAAGTTCTTCTAATTAATGTCATTGATAATAGTCTCTGTAAACTCCCGTTGATAGCCCATAATCTACTATTACAAGTCTATCATTAATTCTACCATATGTAGATATTCTACTCAAATCTCCCGCATTAGCATCCGTGTTTACTAATAATTCGCATACCTCTGTTGCAAATTCACTTTCATCTAAAAACCTTTTTGTCTCATCAGATGGATATTTCCAAGCGTGGCATTTTCTCGTTACATAACAAACATAAGCATAAAATTCATTAATGTCAACCCCGCATAGGCGTTTAAATTCAGTTGGAGTTATTTTTTTCGCCCTTTCGGATACAATCCACCTATAATTATCGTCTCGTTCTAAAACTCTAGCAATAATATTATAATATTCATCATTTACAAACCAATCTCCTTCAACTTTATTTTGAGCTATACCTTTTAGATTTTTGGCCAATTTTAATACTTTCGTATCATCTATTTCAAATACAATTCTAGAACTACCAGAACCCAATCGTTTTAATGTTTTACCGGCGTATCTTACTTGTGCAGCAAACGAATTCATCTTTAAAAAAGAATCCAAATCGAATCCTTCTCTAAATTCATTAAGTTTATTTTCCAGCAATTCTGTTAGTTTTATCACTTAGTTGACTCCAATTTTATTTTAGGTCTTACTATTATAGTCTGTTTTATTCCTTTATATTCGGAATGAGCCTTAACTATTCCGCTTAGTAATAATACATCACCTTGCGATACATAATGGTCTCCTTTATTAGAATTTGGTATACTCAAAATCTGACCCTTATAAACAAATCTATGATTATCTTTATCTTTCATATTATACAAATGAACTATTCCAAATTTCGTATTATAACTCGTTGTGGATGTTACTTCGACTTTAATATCAGAAAATTTATCACCAACATTTCCAAAATATTCTATCGGTAATTGAGTTTTCTTTTCTATGTTTTTCTGTGTCTCTCTCAAATACAATGGAATCAAGGAACCAAAATACCCAAGATGTTTTGCTTCTAAATAAGGTCTATTAATAAGAACCTTTAAATTATGATAATAAGAATCCATATTAGGATTTTCAATAGCTGCTTCATCAAAATCATAGTTTTTAGCCCATTCTAAAACATTTTTAGATAGTTCTTCTGCTTGGTCTTTATATTTATTTATAATAGCTATAGCACGTTCTTGAGATTTCTCATTTTGAGAATTTTCAGAATCGTATAACAAATTCATCGCTAATTGTACGGTTGATTGTCGATTCCATTCATCTGCTTTTGTTTTACTCACAAATTTACCACCATCATTAAAATATGCAATACATATCATAGTCATTATTGACTCCGGATCATATGTGTAAGGAACTCTACCGCCTCCATCACCACTAAAATGTTCATTTTCAAAATCATCTAAAGCAGATTCGTATTCCGCCAAAACATTTCTCATCGTTTCTAATTGTATAGCATAATCTAAGAATTTCTTTACATCTTCAAGAGGCATAAGTTTCTTCAAACAAGAACTACCAACGGTAATCAATTGACCAACATTAAATTTTTTATCATTTTCTGTGTCTGCTACTTTTTTAATAATAAAAGTATTCAATCGTTCTCTATTCGTTCCGCAAATATCGCATTTCTGATTAAATGTTTTATATTCATCAGGAAGTTTTGTTATTGATGTGTTTGGGGCTTGATTTATTATATTACCATAATCACCATGTTCAATTTTAGCAATAAACTCATAATCTTTTATTTCCGGTATATCACCAACAATTTTAATAGTATGAACAGGCATAACATACATTTTAGAACTTAATCCTGTTGACAAATCTTTTCTATAAGGCACGTTTTCAGTTTTAGTTATATCCAACTTCAATTCAGGTAAATTTCTAGATACTAATTTTTTATTTACTTTTTCAAGTATTTTTTTAATATTACCAAGCATATAATCATTAACACGAAACTCATCATTTATAGATTTTTTTTCTGGCTCTATATCTTCTTTAATTAAAATTTGTAGAGGCAATATCAATATTTCTTTTAATTTTATCATAATATTATCTTATGCTTTGCAAATTTTTCAATTACTTGTTGACAGGTTTGAGTTCTATCTTTTTCATTGCTATTATTTTCTTGAGTTGGGTCATCAAGTGATTTTGACAAATACTCTTTCATAGCTATTACTTCATCTGGTTTCAAAAATCTCCATTCTCGGTCCAATGTCACGACTCCAGGTATTAATGTAGCTTCATCAAGAGCAAAATCAATATATATTCCTAAGTGAGTATCATGAGCTATCTCTCCTATTTTCATAGTTACAATTGTTACTTCTGAATCTGCTATATTTGAATAATCAATTGTATGATCATATATGTTATCTCCCAAATACATATGTAATTCATCTGTGTGACTTAAATGGCCCCATTTCTTAACAATTATTTTTCCTGGTTTTAATCTTGATTTAAATTCTCTAATACGATACTCAATAGTTGCAGGAAAAGACTCTATAATATTTAATAATTTTATCATTACTTAGGATTCCCAAAAATATATTTATTATCTGTTTTTTTGCCTAATTCCAAATCTCTTACATATGAACCGTCTTTGAAGAATTGCCATTCTGTCGAATCTGGAAATATTGATTTTATTTTATTTTCATCTTTAAAAGGTTGTAATCCAGCTTGTAACAATACTTTTGATAACGGAAATGATGCTTCCATCCAAAATTTACCCGATTTTAATAATTCTATCAATCGTTTAACAACTTGGTCTTTACTCCGTTGATTACCATCGTGACCTATTCCTATCAACTCGATGCCGTGATAATTTCGACCAAAAATAACAGCATCAGCATCAGGATCTTCATCAAAGTTTATAGCTTCCCAATGATCATATTTTGTACTTAATACATCATTAATAGATTTCAAATTTGAATTTTCATCGCCAATGTGTTTTGTCATTTGAACCAAATTAAATAAATTTTCTTTTGTAGGCTCATCCTTTTTAACCATATCTTTTATAGGGTCATTACTCAAATCAATCCATTCATTAGGTTCTTTTTTAGACATATTCATAACATCTTGGAATCTTTCTTTAACCAAATCTGTTAATTTAATCATTTTTATTCCTCTATTTTAACATACTCGTTTTTTGAATTACGAACATATTTATTTACTTTTCTTTTATATTCTCCTGATATTAAAGGAGATGATATTAAAAGATCTGCTGTTGATAAATTACACGCCGTTGGAATATTATATAATACCGATATTCGCAATAGTGCTTTTATATCAGGATCGTGTGGGTGTGCTTCAAGAGCGTCCCAGAAAAATATCAATATATCAATTTGACCTTGTGCTATCATAGCGCCCAATTGTTGGTCACCGCCCAACGGACCTGATAAAAGTTTATTTATTTTTATTCCAGTATTTTTTTCTATTAAAGAACCAGTTGTTCCTGTTGCGTATAAAGTAAATTTTTCTAATGTACCTTTATTAAATTTACACCAATCAAGTAACTCCTGCTTCTTGTTATCGTGAGATACTAAAGCTATTGTTTTCATATATACCTTTTATTTTAATGTTAATAAATATTTCAATTTGTTCACAGCAGTTAAAATTTCATCACGAATATTTAATAAATCGGTATCTTTATCTTTATCTAATACATCAGGCAAATCTACCACCAAAAATTCAATGAATTCATTTATAAAATCGTTTATTTTTATATCAACAATATCTTTTAATTCAACAGATTCTCCTGTTCCTGAGAATGATATTCTGCCTTTTTTGCTTTGATATGTTTCAATAAATGTATTTGTTAAATCATCCAATGTAGAATAAAATGAGCCGTATGCCATATGGCGAGGGTATTCTTTAGTTTGCCAATGAAATATTCTAACTTGCTCTTTGAAATATATGAATTTACCAATTAAAGTCTCCACAATTACTCTCCTTTTTGATATCATTTTCGACGTTGTTGCGATTTATGATATTTTAAGGCAATTGCTTGCAAATCTCTTATATCCAAATTTCTATTCTGTTTCAATATAATTTGACTCCCGAATAATTTCAGTTAATTTCATTTCTTACCTCTAGCACGATTTAATTCTGTCAAATACATTAAAAATTTACCTGTTAATGTGGATTCTTTTATGTTTAATGATTTAGCAATATTCAAAGCTTGAGGAGTAGGTTTATATTCATTTTTAACAATTTTAAATAATTCTCGTAAAGTATTTTCATCTAAAAAAGAAATAGTTTTTTTATATGCTTCAATAGTATTTCTGTGTTCACCTTTATTCCTATTAATTATTTTATTTACTTCCCATATAAGTTGTTCTTTTAATGGTTTCTTTCCATCTCCAATTTGTTCTAACAATGCTTTATATAATTCATCCATATTAATAGTATCTTTCGGAACAACCTTTTTCTCTACAACAGGTTCTACTTTAGGAAGAGATTTTACAACTGGTTGTTTATTTACTTTAGCATCATCTAATAATTGTACACTTACACCCGATGTCGTATTCTTAGTTATATTTGTGGATTCTACTTTAACTTCTTCTGATATTAATTCATATACAGATTCCCAAGGAGAAAATATAACGCTATCATCAACAATAATTTCTAACATAGCTTTGCCTTTAGGATTTATATTGATATTAGGATATATCTCGATGAGACATTTATTGTCTTTTATTTTACCCTCAAAGAAAATTCGTTTCGAATCATCTTCCGGTATTAGTATCAATCTAGCAGTTGCAGAATCAGGATTCGTGCCTGTTATCTTAACACTACATTCGAAGTTTTGTTTCTTATTTTTATAAAATTGTACCATTTATATCTCCATGATATAATATAAATATTATTTTTTAAATTTATCTTTTAAGAAACCAAATTATTCCACGTATTATTTGCAAAAACTTGTACCGAAGTCACCAGATTCCACTGCCCATTTGCATATACATATACTTCCGTTGGTGTTACCCAACTACCATTCACATTTAATTTTGGATATATTGTTGATGATTGTGCCAAATTTATATTGAATGATCCACTCGTTTGACTTCTTAATACTATATCAAAAGCCATATTTACCTCTTATTAAGTTGCTAATGTATTATCACTTCTACCCAATAATGTACTACTCTGTCTTGCCACTGCATATAATTCCTCGGTATTATCATACCAAATTGTTGAAAATGTTCCGCCTACACCAGTTGTTAATGAAAACACCAATTCATTATTAGCATATCTATAAATAGAAACTGGTATACCACTACCATCTCCTGTATATCCAGAAACTGTACCGGATACTATGTATGGTATTGAATGATATGTATAATAAGCATATACCGAACCATTGGAATTTGTCTGGCTTCCTGTGGCTGTGGGTCCACCAATTTCTAATCTATATACTCTAGATGCTGTTGGAACCATACGTGATGAGTCCGGGTCTAATGTATATCTATTAAAATTAGATTCAGCTCTCGCAGAACATATCGTAATACCACGCTTTGTCGATGAATCATATTGACTTGTATAAATATTGCTCCATCCATCACCAGGACCTTCTCCCGATTTAAATTCAGCTAATAGTGTTATTCCCGTATCTTGACCACCTATATTTAAGCTCATAAGAAAACCAAGTCCTGTTATTCTATAATTAGTCTCCGAAAAATACAAAGGTATACTCGTACTAACATATCTCTGTTGTAAGTTTATAACTGAATAGAACATTATACCATAATATATAGTTTTTGTGTGAACATTATCTCCAGATGGGTGCTTATCACTAGTATAATTCAAATACAATACAGCGGAACAATTTGATGCTACAGCTCCTGTTCCAGTTGTGTAGAAGTCAAATATAAAAATATTTTTTCCTCTTGTCAATGTTATAGCGGCTCCTTGCGTACTGCCACTATCAATTCGATGTTGTAAATTATACATACCAGCAGCCGTAGTTCCTTGTGTATGTGTATATGTTCTATATGATTGTGAACCGACTCTTGTTATAAAAGATGTCAATGTTCCTGTTGATGAATAGAAATATTGTACAGCTGATTGTTTTAATGACGGATTTGTTTCTGCCAAATAATATATTTGTTGTTGCCTTGATATATCAGTTACTGATGTGCCGCCCACAAATCCAGGTTCGCTTGCCACAGGCAATACTAATGAATTCATAATAGATGTGCTATTCGTATGATTATATTCATATGTAACACATAATAATACCACAAGTGTCATAAATCTCGCTGTCGTTGTAGATCTAGCTTTG